CTCAAGATAATCAATCCACCAATTAGCATCTTTCATATACTTCCAATTAGGAACATTTTTATCTTGTTCTACAACATAATATTGATAAAGTGCATCATCGATAATCTGTGCGGTCTCCATATTCTTCTTCCTCCGCATCAACATCCGCATATGCATCTTCCACATATGGTCCGTGTGGTTTTTTGGATTCTGTTCGGACATAAGTTTCCTCGGAATTAACAGCAGATACCCACACAGAAAGTTTTATTATAATGAAAATAATAATCAGTGGTGTAAAGCAACCAATTAAAATTACTGAAGTCATTACAGTTCTTTCGTTATAAAATTATCTATATCAGTATTCTTCCAGACAAGTTGATGTGCTAACTTATCTCTCAATTCATTAATTCTTTCCTCATTATATTGTTTGAAATTGCCACGTTTCTCAACTTTTTTATAGTAGTGAAGTGCGTTGAGAATGATAGTATGATCTTCTAAGGTTAACTCAAAGTTCATACAAACATTCCTTGTTCATTCATATACTGAAGTGCTTCCTTCATACTACCAATGTGATGATATCCAATCGCAACTTGAGGATATGTTGCATTTGTTCCAAACTCTGCCTCAAATGCCTTATCATCAAAGTCAACACCTAAAACATATTCATGAAAGTCATCACCAAGAGATTTAAGAAGAGATATCATTCTCTCACACTCTTGACTTCCGTTGCTGTAAATTACTGCTTGCATTTTAATCTCTTTGCCTCCATTCGTCTCTTTTTTCTTGATTGAACGAGTCCTTGCTATCATCAGCACTATCAAATCCCGTCTTATAATTGGATGGGTCCGGGTCTCCCAAACCTAATCTATTCAGAAAATCATCCATACTACCTTCCTCAATGTTTTGTGAAGATTGTCTTCGTGCCTTCTTTAACATTTCATAAGCAGAAGTATTTGCTTTCGCAAGTTTCTGCGCCCATACCATATCATCAAGTTTCACCTCTTCGTTATTTGCAATACATTTACAAATAAATTCTAACCGAAGACGGTATTGTGTTGAGAGCATATTATTCTTTTGCCTCTAGATGCTTATTTATTTTTTCTCTCAATTCTTTTGCAAGTTTGAGATTTTTACGATACATTATATATTTTACCACAGGATTAGCAGGATTATTTTTTAACCACCACAATTCCCTTCTAATATTTGTATTCACTAACTGAAGAACATAATCAAATGCTTTTGCAACATTTGGATCAATGACTATAACATATAAAATAGTTCCAAATACCAAAAAAAGCACATATTGTGCTGTCATTGGTGAAACTCCTGATTTCTACGATTATCAAGATACTCTAGAATTTCTGCTCTCCATTCCATCAACTCAAAGAAACATTCTTGATTGTGAGCACATTTTCGGAGTTCAGAATCAGGTTTTAATACACTTTCATAAAAAAGTCCAAGTGCATCTTTGCGCTTTTGTTGTTGGTCAGTCATAGAAATTGTTCAAGAGAAGAGGTTGCTTTCTTTTTAATTTTAGAATACTTTTTGATATAATCAAGTGCCTGTTTATACGTTTTTACACTATGCACTTGACTACCATTATGTATAATACAGAACCCTTTCTTCTTTCCTGCTAATGGTATAGCAGCCCACATTCCATCTTTAGATACAAAACCGTCAGGGTCTCCTGATTTTGGGTTCAGGAGACTCTGATTATGAACATGTGGTTTGAGAAACTTAGTCATCAAGTGCTCCAAGAATAAGAACGATAAAGAAGAAACCAAAGATAAGACCAACAAGAAGTTGTGGTGACATAAATGGAATCCAAGAGAATAAACCCCATGCCCATTGGGTGGCACCTACAATCCACTGCCAAGCAGTCATAACAACAGCAGAACCCAACTTCCATGCCTCCCATGCTAACCATCCACCAAGTGCTAGAATTGCAATTCCACCAAGTCCACTAGAAGAACCAGAAGAGGAAGAATAACCTCCATCATGTGAAGATTCTTCAGTCCAAGAAGTATCATGATCAGGTTGATCAAAAATAGCAGTGGTGCTTACAATTGTAGATCCAGGGTTACGTGCAAGTGCTTTCTGATTTGCTTGCTGATAATCACGGGCAATAACGACTTCTTCAAAAGTTGTTCCAGATTCATAGAGAGTCACTGCAACTTTCATGGTGGTGTTCCGTTGATTACCTTTGTATTATATCAGAAGTTGAGGTAGTCTTCAATAGATTTCTCAATAGCAGCGGACAGTTTGGTAGGTGGCACAACTGGTTCCACAGATCCAATCTCACACTCAAAATAGTTGCCGATGTCAAGTTTAATCATCACACCATCACCATAACCTTCATAAAGAGGACGTGCATATTCATCCTCAACAACTACGACACGTCGTGAAGTGAGATCGAGAACCAGCATATAGTCGAAAGTTTTTTGGTTCTTAAAATCTTCTACTGTTTTCTTTTCTCCTTGAAAGTTCTTAACCTTAAACTTTTTAGTTGCAAATGGATTGTTTTTTTGAAACAGATTTTTACCCATCTTCAATTCAATCTTTTCTTCACCATACATGAAGTCATATCCGGCTTGATCGACTCTCACAAGACCAGAAAACTTGTCAAGTGCTCGTTCTACGGCAGTTGCACGGGTGAAATTATCGGCATTGCTGGTGAATCCATCATCACTGTAGAGAGAATCCACAACACCAAATACTTTGTTCCAATCAACACTTCTCTCAAGGTGATCAATGAAGTGTTGTTGCATTGTTGCGTTGGTCACTTTTTCTTCCTGTGGATAGAGAATGTTTGAAAGAGCATTCATAATAATTTGCTCATAATATGATTATGGGACTTACACGCATAACTAGCGTTGCCCAGAGATTAACGACGAATAACAGATACGGCAGGTTCACCCTTCTCAAAAATCGTCTCTACGACACTTTGAACACTCTTTGCTGTATTGATGCCCACTTTATCATAAACAGGCACACAGACCAACCCAAAGGTCTTAGAAGAGACACCTAACCTAATAACCCTACCAATACTCTGAGAAATACCTACAAAGTCCATATTACGCATGAACAGCACTGCTTCAAGTCCACTGACATTGATACCTTCAGACAGAATAGAGTGATGAAGAACCACAAACTTCTTTTCAGGATCTTTACCCCATGCATTCAAAGTATTGAAAAACATCTCTCGGTCAACTTTTTCTCCATCAATAATTGCACCAGTCTTAGATGTGATATGCATACAAGAATAACCACGTTGTGCTAATTCATTACGAAAATTAGACTCACTCAAAAGATTGATAATCTGTTTAGTAGACCGTGCTGCAATGAGAATCTTACTCAGAGAATTATCATCAATGGTAGAAATCAAATTATCACAATCAGACCTTTGGAAAATACCTTGTGGTAACTCATTGACTACAACTTTAGGAGGAAGAATATATCCTTGCTCAACCAGTTCAGTAGCCGGAACATTACAAATTACCTGACCGTAAACATCAGTATCATTCATTCCTGGTTTGAAAATAGTAACCGAATGCTTCGGAGTCGCAGTAAAGAAATAGCAACGATCAGCATTATGACTGAAAAACTCAGTAGAAGGAAAGAAGTTTCTCTTGACACTGTTGTGTGCTTCATCAAAGTAAATCGAATCTACTTTAATACCAGATTCTTCAATACGACGAAGAGAGTTATAAGTCGTAAAGATCAACTGATTACCACCAACATTCTCAGACCATAACCGAACAGTATCTGCTTTTGTGGTGCTAAAGTGCTCTGTCTCACCACTATGAACATGCATCACATGTGCATCGGTTTGTTCAAGAAACTCAGAACACAACTGTTCTGCCAATAATATTCGTGGTGCCACTACCACATGAACCTGATTTTCAAACAGTTTGAAATGTATCTTAGTATCCTCGATCATGCACAGGGTCTTACCACCACCAGTGGGAACAATCACCTGACCCTTATCATGCTTCAACATGGCGTTAAGAGCAGTTTCTTGGTGTGGACGAAGAGTGATGGTCACTGGTGTGTGGTGAACTATGGACTTATTATACAATACAACACCACCCCTGTGAAGAGGTGGTGTGACAGTTATTGAATTGCTAACCTTCCTTCAAATCACCAATCTTGTTTAAAGTTAGAAATTGTG